GTATAGTGAAAACAAAAGCGCAATCTTAAATGTAGTGCCACATCCACTACGCACAGAGCGCTTTACTGTTCCAATTTTACCAGGCACTACACTAGATAAACTAGCCGTCTGGATCAAACACGAATATAAAATTGCTGAAGAATTATCCAGCAAAATTACCATTATGGTTAATGGTATTGTTGTTGATAGCGCAAAATGGCACACAACCGTTTTAAAAGATACTGATCGTGTAGAGTATCGCGCTGTTCCTGGAAAAGGCAATACTTTTCGACTAATTCTTACACTAGCATTAGTAGCTGCAAGTGGAGGATTAACTGTTGCAGCATG